AAAAGGCCCCGGCAACAAATGCGCCGGGGCCAGTCTTCTGTCGGACCGTCGAGGGGAGGGGTCAGGCCGGCAGGAGGGCTTTCAGTTTCGCGGTCGAGGCGCCGGCGAAGAACTTGATGTTGGCGGCCTTCAGGGCCTTGATGATCGCGGCGCGCTCCGGGTCGGCAGGCTTGCGAGCGCCGCCCTTCTTGCCGTCGCCGTCGTGGTCGAGCGGGTCGGGCTTGGCGGGCTCAGCCGCGGCCGGGGCGGCGGGCTCCGGTGCGGCAGGCTCAGCCGCAGCCGCCCGATCGCCCGCCGGCAGGGGAAGCACATCTTCCTCGGATAGCGAAATCACCGGCTCAGGCGCGGCCCCTGCAGACGGAGCTGAGAGTGGTTCGCCGCTCGTGCCGTGGACAAAGCGACCGCCACCGTTGGCGACGTTCTCCAGCGCGGTCGGGACCGCGCACCGGATCACCTCACCGGTTACCCGGTCGAAGATCAGGGCGCGGTCCCCGTCGAGAACAAGACCGCCCAACATCAGGCGACCGGGAAGAGCGGCGCCAGGTACACGATCCCGGTCAGGATCGGAGTCGTCCCGGCCAGAACCGGCTTGTAGCGGATGTAGCGATAGATCGTGCCCGCCTGATCGTTGTCGAACAGGACGGTGTGCCGGCCGGTCGCGGTGATGACCCGGGAACCGAGTTGGACCGGCGTGGTGAATGCCGTGTCGGTCGAGCCCTCGATCACCAAATCGTAGGTCTCGTTACCCGTGGTCGCGTCCAGCGCGGTGATCGCCGCCACGGCCACGGCCGGGAAGCGAGCAGCGGCGCCAACGTCGTAATAGGCGACAGTGCCGACGCCGGTTGCGGTCAGGGCCGTACCGTCATGGAGAACGGCGTTGGCATCATAGGGATACAGGGTGGCCATTGCACGGCTCTCCAGAAAGGCGGCTCCGGCCGGGGGGTTAACCCGGCCGGCAGGGGTTAGGCGACGATCGCGGCGTCAGTGATGCCGGACAGGCGGTGAAGGGCGGACGGGTGCTCGATGCAGATGCCGCAATCCCACTCGATGCGGGTGAGCCACTTCGGCTCGGACTGCATTTTGCCCAGATCATCGACTTCCATCGGCGCGGTCTGGATGCCCGAGAACATCCCTTCCTTCAGCGAGCCGACGTAGATCGAGGTGGTGACCGCCGCCCCGCCGCCAGCGGCGACTTCGTCGAACGGGAACAGGACAGTATCGTTCACCTCGTCCTCGTAGCCGACCAGAATGGGCAGGCCGCGATAGCTGGTGATGATCTGGCCAAAGTCGTTCTTGGTCTGGCTGACGTAGCCGCCGACGCCGGTGTTGCGGCCGGCCTGGGTGAGACGGTCACGCATAGCCTTGGACATCATGATGTGGGTCGGCTCCATCACTTTCGAGATGGTGCGGTCCAGCTTGTAGAGCGACAGTGCGGCGCCGCCGGAGGCGGCAGCAGCATTGTCGGTCAGGGCGGTACCGGTCAGGCGGGTCTTGATGCCGTCGAATTCCTTGACCGACGTGGCGTTGTTGCCGGTGATGATCTTCGACGTGATGTTGCGCACCAGGTTCTTGACCTGCATCTTCTCATCACGCGAGCGACGGCCTTCGCCGAAGCGCCGCGTCAGGGCCGTGTCGACCTTGATCTCGCCACCGGCGATGAAGGTCTGCTCGACCTGCGGATTGATAACGCTGGTGGTCGAGGTGTAGCTCTCGTTGATGCCGCGGAACGCGACGCCCGGGAGGGCAGCTTCTCGGTCGTAGCGGTAGGCGCCGCCGGGGGCGTCCATCCACGGCAGGGCAGCGATCAGATCGCTCTTCTCTGCGAAGAGCTCGATCATTGCGCGCTTCACGCCGGGTTCAAGGCCCTTGGCGTACTCGACGATGTTCTGGGCGGTCGCCATTTCTCAGGATCCTTCTAGGCGGCTTGGCTACGGATGGCATCGAGCAGGTCGCCACCACGGAGACCGTCGAATTTGGAGGCGCCGGCGGAAGCGCCGACACCGGTCGCGGCCACAGGGCCGGATTTCAGCTTGGTGATCGTCTCGATGGCGGCGATGCCATCGGCGCTGATCAGTGCGCCGGCTAGCGCCTCGAACTGGGCGCTCGGCAGGTTGGCCTTCAGGTAGCTGGCGGCGGCGTCACGACGGGCCGGGGCGTTGGCGCCCAGCTTCGTCATCTCGGCCACATAGCCGTCGATCTTCGCCTGCTCGGCGGCGATCTGGTATTTCGCGAACGCGCCGACGAACTCCTGGAACTTCGCCTTGGGCACACCGGCCTCGCGACCGATCTTCTGGAAGTCGGCCCAGAGAGGGTCTTCCTTGTCGATCTCGACCACGATGCCGTCGGGCAGGGTCAGGTCGGCGGGCAAGGCGAGGTCGTAGGACTCGCCTTCCTTGGGCAGATCGGCCTCGCGTTCGGCTTGGGCGGCCTTCAGGTCACGCAGAGCGGACCAGACATCGCCGGTCTTTACGCCGGTGGCGTCGTCCCAGAATTCGTCGGGCAGTCCTTCGGGGCGGACGGGCGCGCTCGTCGCCTCTCCGGCGGCAGCGGCCGCCTCGGTTCCGGCGACCACGGTTTCAGCCGCAACTCCTTCACCCGCGGCGACCGTGTTCGGGTCGATCGCGGCGGTGCTGGCTTCACTGGTGGTCGCTTCGGTCGTCATCGGTCACCCGTTCATCGAGCCTCTCAAGCTCTCGAAGCAGGCTGCGGCGACCGGCCGCGCGCAACAATGCACCGGCGTCTCCCTCGTCACTGAGGGCGGTCGATTGGCGCTCGCGGAAGTCCAGATAGTCCAGCACCACGGCCCATTGCGGCAGGCTCGTGATCGTCTGAATGGCCCCCCGGATGCGGGCCCTGTCCGGGTTCGCCGGCCGATTGGTCCCGGATGCGACCCGGGCGAACACGTCTTCACGACGGCTCACTGGGCTGCCCCGCCGGGTGCGGTTTCAAGGCCGGGTGCCATGCCAGGCTGACCGAGCACGCCGCGCATCATCTCTTCGGCGGCGGCCGGTTCGCGCAGGACAATGATCTCATCGTCCACGGCGCGCTTCAGGTTCTCGATCGTCTTCACAGTGTCGACTGTCGCGGCCACGGCCTGGTCGCCGAAGGTGCCGCGCACGACGTTCAGCAGGTTCGAGGCGTTCTGGACCTTCTCGCCGTCCTGCTGTTTCGCCAGCGGGTTCTTCGGCCGGACCCGGATCGCCTTGCGGCCGGCCTCGACCAGCTCGTCAATCTCGCCGCGCTGCATCAGCAGGAATTCGACGCGCTGCAGGATGGCGATGACGCCCTCCTCGTACAGTTTGCCCGTCGGCTGCTCGAGACGGCGGCCTTCCTCAAGCTGCTCCTCGCGCCATTGGAAAGCGGTCGGCGGGGTCTTGCCCTTCTGGTCGGGCCCGTTCTGGAAGCCGGCGCGACGCACCGCGTCTTGCAGCAGGCCGGACTCGTAATAGGCGGTGTTCAGGTCGGCCGTCTCGGCGAAATCGACCTTGGAGCCGGGCAGGCGAGGGATCGCCATGCCGGGCCCGATGCCGCCCTCGGGGTTCAGCACCCCGTCGTCATCATAGAAGAACGCCGGGTCGCACGCCTTGCCCATGCTCTTGAGGCGCAGGTACGAGACCTGATCCAGCGACTTGGCGTTGGCCAGGGCCTTGCGCAGCGGGCCGTTGCCCCATGCCGTCGTCGAGGTCGAACGCCAGCGGGTGACGATGATCGGGCAGGAGCCGACGCCGACAAGCTCGTCCTCGATGATGACGTGGTTGTCGACCGCGACCTGCCACTTCCACTTTTCGTCGCCCGGGTCGTAGATCCGTGTCGCCGCCTCAAGGCAGACGACCATGCGGCGCTTGGTCTTGGGGTTGCGCAGATCGTTGCGCAGTTTCGCCGGCCAGTTGGCGCCCTCGCCCCACTGAGCGAACGCCTCCTCCAGCGCCATGGAGAACTCGCGGGCCTTGAATGACAGCTTGCCCTTCGCGCCCTTCTCGATCAGCAACTGGTGCGGACCGATGCCCTCGAAGCACAGCGGCTCCCCGGCGCCGTAGTCGTTGCACGTCATGGCCGCGGTGCCGTGCCCCAGGTCGAACGACCACTCGGCGCCGGCCTCGGAATAGAAGTTCGAGCCGCTCACCGCGTCGAAAATCGACTGGGTACGCTTCTTCAGCGGCGTAGCCAGGGCCGCCTTCACCGTGTCGTCGATCGCCGTGACCGGCTCGTACTGAACCCACGGGGCCTCGCGCGGCATCATCCGATGCAAGGTGTCGGACGCGAAGTCCTCAGCCACCTGCTGCAGCGTGTCGTCATACAGCTCGTCGGCCTCATCGGACCGCGTCGTGGTGCTTGCCGAGTCGCCGATGCGCGGCCGGACCGGATCGGCCAGCCGCAGGAAGTCGTTGATCGCGTTCTGGTGCCGGGCCCGGTCGGTCTTGGCCGCGGCGAGGCGTGTCGCCAGTTCGGGGGGGAGCGCCATCAGAACATGACCGCCATGTCGCTACCGCCGCCACCGCGGCCACCGCTGGTCGAGCCGCCGCTGGAATAGCTGCCCGGGTCGAACGAGCCGCCCGATCCGCCACCGCCGGTCACAGCGCCGCCACCACCACCGGCCGTCACCACGCGTGCGGCGCCGCCGGTACGAGCGCCGAATTTGCGGATGCGGCGGCGCGTCTCATCGTCCAGCAGTTCGCCGGTGTTCTCGATGAACGAGGCGTCAGCCCGGCGCTCCTCGGCTTCACGAGCCGACTTGATCCGGGGATCTTCCTTGGGGGCTTTGGTTTTCACAGACAAACACCTGGCGCGCTCCGGCACGGAGAAGGTCGCGCTTCAGGCCCGCCGGGGACAATGCACCCGAGCGCAGCCCCACCAGCCGTTTGACCGTCCCGACGCAGAACCAGCCCATGCCGATCGGGGCCTCACCGCGCCCGGCGATGCGGTAAATCTCCGAGACCGACGCCGCCCCGGCGATCCACCGGCGGAACGGAGCGCCCATCGCCACGGTGAACACCCGCGTCCAGCGCAGGTGCGGGTCAATGACGATCCAGACGCCGGTCCGCGCGTCGAAGGCGAACGCATAGACGTGGCCCCAGGGCGTGCGGGACCGCTCGAACACGACGTTCCAGTTCAGATCCTGCTTGCCGCCGGCCGGCCTCACCGATGGAACGCCGAACGGCGCGAGCCCTGAGCCTGGCCGCGGGAGAACACGTCCGCCGGCCGCAGCGTGTTGACCGGCTTCGGCCGTTCCGTCCGCCCCACGGTCGCCCGGCCTTCACCGCCGCCCATCAACACCTCGATGCAGGCGTCGACCGGGTCCGAAAACTCGTTCTTCAGCGGCTCTTCGTGATAAGTCGGCGAGCCCGAGACCTTCTTGCGCTGGTACACATAGGCGCCACCCATGGCGGTCGTCAGCTTGGGACACGCCTTCGGGTCGAACACGATGCCCGGCTGGCCATGCACCATCCGGTTCAGCAGCATCGTCATCGTCTCGAGGCGGATCGTGCGCCGGTTGCCGCGGTCGGCGGCCCGGACGTGCATCCCGTTCTTGGCGAAGATGGCGAACGCGGTGCCGTCGTTGACCTCGGACCGCTTGTCCTGCCCCGACGGGTCGCCCCAGAAATGGATCGCCGGAGCGTCGTCCGCCATCCACCCGGGGAAGCGCCGCGCCAGGAACTGCTTGAGCGCCGGGGCGAACTCCTCCGCCGCCGTGTTCTTCGCCGTCAACTCCGCCAGAACGAACCACCGGCCGCCGACGCATTGCATGATCACCGCCGCGGGGCGCCGACCGAAGTCGAGGCCGACGTGCAGCGGGAAGTCCGGGTTCGCGGTCAGCGGCTGCCGGCCGATGTGCACGTCTCGGACAAACTGCGGGAACACGGGCAGGCCGGCCTGCGTGATCAGCACGCGGTTCATCAGTTCCGCGTCGATCTCGTCCTTGGTGCGGCCGCCCAGCAGCGAGCGGACCGCCTTCTCGCCCATGATCCGCAGGTTTTCGGCCAGCGGGTTGATGTCGTAGGACAGCACCGAGCCCTGAGCGTCCATCTTCTCGACGAACCAGGGCGGCTGAACGAGGAACTCCCACGTCGGCGGGCAGATGTGGGCCTTCCGCTCGCTCTCGGTCCAGTCCTCCGGCGCCGGCGCATCGCCGCGCATGATCGGAATCCAGTGGCCCAGCGGCGGGGCGTTCATGTCCAACTGCAGGAACTTCGGTCCGTCCGGCACCGGGTAGTAGCCCGTCCGCGACAGCAGGGTGACGATGAATTTCCGGCTGTAGAACTGGGCCTCGTTGACCCAGGCGCCCGTATATTCCCGCGACATCAGCGACGGAATGTCCGCGTCGCCCTCGAAGCTCTCGAAATGGAAATCGGCCTCGACATCGCCCAGCCGGATCTCGTGCACATAGGGCTGCGACCAATAGAACCGGCCATAGGGCTTCTCAGGGAACCAGTGCAGCCAGGTCTTCAGCGTCGACGCCTCGAGGTCCGGGTAGCTGTTGCGGACGATCAGCCAGCGGGACCGGCGCTTGCCCGTGTGGTCCTTCGGGACCGACATGGCCGCTTCCCACAGCCGCATGCAACTGGCGACCGACGTGCCCGAACGGATGGGCCCCTGGATGCAGGAGACCTCCTTCTCCCAGCCCGGCAACGCCGAGTAGGGATTGCTCGCCAGATACCGCTCCAGCATCTCGCCGTCGGGTTTGTAAACGCGGCCGGTCGTCATGGCCCGACACTCGTCGCGACCACCTCAGCCCGGAATGCACCGGTCAGCGCACAAACACCTCAAGCGCCGCACCACCCGCTTCAATCAGGAACTCGTCGTTGTTCAGGATCGCCATGCCCAGCACGGTCACGCTGTGCGTCCCGGCAGTCAGGCTGGCCGTCGTCACGATCTGGACAGAGCCGGTGTCGCCCGCAGGGTCGTTCTGCTCAACAAGCCGGTAGCGCGTCGGGTCGGATGTCTCGACCGCCCGGATCGTGTCCATGTTGTTCGTGCCGGTGAAGTCGTCAAACAAGGCGATCTCGACCGTCTCCGCGTTCGTCGAAGTCAGCGTCGCCGTGAACCGGATGATCACCGTCCCCGTCACCGGCACATCGAACGTCGTCGTCAGCAGGGTGGTCGCCCCCGCCGCGCTCGTCGAGCCGCCCGTCAGGTTCAGCCCCTTGATCAGCACCTGAGCCGCATTCGTCGCCGGAGCCCCAGGGCGAATAGCCGTCGTCGACAGCGCCGCGGTCGCCACATACCCATCGTCCAGCCCGCCGGCCGTCACCAGCTTCTCGCCGTCCGTCTTGCCCAGGAACGGCGCAACGTCCGTCCCCGCCACATTCACCACCTCAAACGGCCGGTTCCCCAGCACCGTCTCAGCACCAGCCTCCGCGCGCATCTCCAGACCACGATCCGCAAACGCAGCCCTCCGCTCCGGCGAAAGACTGATCCGCGCCCGATCGCGCAGCCGCTGCATGGGGATACCGCTGCGGCTCACTGGAGGGCACCGCGCCGCTCAAGGTCGATGAGCACGGAACCGCCGTCCGCCATCCGCTCAAAGCACACCCGATCGCCCGGGTTGACGATGACCGTCTCACCCTCGGCCAGCCCGTCGAGCCAAAAACTCACTGTCGGGCCCGTCCAAACTTCCCATCTCGTGCAGGTCATGCCGCCACCATCGCCCCGACCTCCAGGCCAGCGAATGCACCGGACCAACGGATAGGCCCGCCAAGCCGGAACCTGACGGGCCTATCCGCACAAATCGGCGGGATGACTGCGAGGCCGGGCGCTACTCCGGCGTCGGCGAACTATCTCGCCCGCTGCTTGTAAACCGATCCGCCAGTCGTCGCGGTCCTACTTCCTCTGGCCGGTGCGTGTCTGCTTTCCACGCCGCTCGCACCGGCACCGTGCCGAAAATCGGGGGTGGGGGCAAACTCAAATTTCCTGACCCCCGTGCACCAGACCAGCAGCAGGGAAGGGGTGGGGGGTCTCGGTTGGGCGGGTGACCCCCGTGGGTGTGTCACCGGCCCGGTTTTCCGGCCCCACCCCCCTCCGGCCGGGGATCCGGGCCGTCTGACTGCATCTCGCCGCCGTCCGGGTCGGGGAGGTTGGATTGCCCCGTCCCTTCGCCTGTCAGACTGTCACCGAGTCTGACAGCGTGACCGTCGATCAATGGCTTAGCACTATGCGCCGCCCGCTCCCCAAGCGGTTCGGGCTGATTGCGGTGGATCGTGACCAGCGCGCCCAGGTCGATCGTGACGCTCAATCCGCTCTTGTCGTCGTATTCAGGGAAGCGAGCCCGCATGACGTGGGACCATGCGCCAGCCGGGAACCGGTTGTTATCCGTCGAGATCGCGACCCTGGCCCGGCTTGTCCACCATGCCTTTTCGCGGGTGCGCGCGAGCTTGAGGGCTTCGGAGAGGTCTGAATGCGCCTCTCCCCATTGCGTCAGGGTCTCTTCGCTGATTGCCCAGTGAGCTGCGGTTTCGGTTGCGGAATAGCCTTCGGAGGCGAGGGTCATCAGCTCGCCGATCAGGTCGGGGTGATAGGTGGCGGGTTCGGAGCGGGGTTCGGGGAGGGCGGCGCGGCGGACGGTCGGGAAGGTGGCGAGCTGATCGGCTTCGCGTTCTTCGCGTCGGGCTCGTTTGAGGGGTGAACCGGCCAAGGGTGGCGCCTGGGGCTGATAGGGAGGGAGGAGGTGCGCGGGCGCGAGGCGTGACGCGGGGCCTCTTCGCGTAGATTTGCGCGCGATTTGACGGGGCCAGAATGCACCCGTGCTAAGGCGTTGAGTTAGCGCGCCTTTCCGCCTTGCGCCTGATTTGACACGGGCGCCGCAAGTGTCCAACCATTGGACACCTTGGCCAGCAAATCACCCCGATCAGTGAGTCTCGCGAGCGTCGCGGAGGCGGTGCTAGGCCCGTTGTGGGTTTCGCAGCTTGCGCGGTTGACCGGGACACCGGCGCGGACGGTCCAGCGGATCAGGGCGCGCGCCGGGGAGGGGCGCGAGCATCCGAAGGCCCAGGCGGTGGCGGATGCGTTTCTCGAGGCGATGCGGGCCGCCGTTGTGCGCGTCGATGCGCTGGCCACAGTGCGCGAGACAGTGAAGCGCCGGGGCCGCGCAAAGGCCGGCAAGGGGCGTGTCCTGGGTGACGGGGAGCGCGAGGCATTCATGGCGAACCGGCCCGATTTGCGAGACGACTCGTAGCGCCGCGCTCGCGTATGTAGCGCCGCGCCTATGCGTGGCGGCGTTTCGCACCCGTTGACACGCCTCGCCCGATATGTTTTATATCGTTCCGTCAGCCCCGCCGGGGCGCCACACAACGGACCGAGACGATGCAAACCTATCGCGTTTTCGACTGCAGCCACGCCACGGCGCAACCCTCCGACTTTCTGATCTTCGGCCCGCGCTGGCTGGCCCGTCTGATCGTCGCGATCAAGGGCGGCGCCTGGGATTACCAGTCCGAGGCCCTGTATCAGCGCCACTATGAGCGCGCCGCCTCGCGCTGACGCTCAAGTCTCCCGCGCTGTCACCGGCGCGGGTTTCTTGAACGCCTGGAGCGTTCGCAATGCCCCGCGACGGGGCGCCTATGGGAGATTGAACGATGACTGACAGTGCACGCGATAATGCCCGCGCATGGCTCGCCGAGATTCACACGATGGTCGCGGCCCTCAATGCGGCCGAGGCTGCGGAAGGCGAGCGGGACGCGATCGACGACGCCCGGCAAGCGATCGACGAATCCATCCTTTCGATCCTTGTCCGCGATAGCTGGCGCCACCCCGGCCATGCCGCGGAATGCGGGCCCGCTGAATATGAATTGCTCCTGACGACGGGCGGCCCGGCGTTGCGCATCCGTGGCGAAGTCGAGAGCGGCGAACCGACAAGCGCCCGGCTCCAATATCAGGACTGGGGAACGCCTTGGACCGATCTCGACCTGACCGCCGACGAATATGCGGACGTGACCGCCTTCGCCCAGAATTTCTATTACGGCGACTGACCTAACCGCCCCGCTTTCCCGCCCTGGCAACGGGGCGGGTTTGCCGGACGGTTAGAGTCCGCACTGCCCACACTGGGCGCCGAAAGGAAACGACATGAAAGACGGAATGACACTCTACCGCGACGCCGAGTCCAAAGCCGGACAAGAGGGAAGCCGCAAACGCTGGCGCATGGCCGCTCAGGCCCTCGCACTGGCGACCGATGACGCGGCCGGACAAGCGGCCTTCGCGACCGCGTGCACGTCCCACAAGCGCGCTGACTGGCGTATCGCCGCCCGCGCCCTTGCCGTGGCCATAGACGCCACTCAGGCCCGCCCGGTCACTGTGAGGCCCGAACGCGCGCCTATGTCGCTGTGTGAGTTCCTCTCGCGCGCCGGCGGCCTTCGCGATACGGGCGGGGATCTCAAGAGCATGGGCGCGCATCTGTGGCATCGCCGCGCGGCATTCCGGCGCAAGCTGGTCACGGACACCGGCCTTGCGCTCGACTATGCGGCGGACCTCGCTGCGGAGCGCGGCTACGTCGTGGGGTACGCCTCGCCGACGCTGGCGAACGGCGCCGGCATGGATGACGACTTGCACCGTGTCGGGGTGGTCGAGCTCTTGACCGCCATAGAGCGCGAGATCGCCGGGAGCCCCTGCTATGCGGCGGAGTCGGACTGGGCTCCCTATGTCGAGCCGGAACCGGAAGATCATGAGGCGTTGTACGCTGAGACCTGGCCGGAGTCGGTCGATGCGTGGTCGGGGGTGGCGTGATGATCCCGCGCGACGTAGCTCAAACACTGATAACGAAACTCGACCTAGGGCATATGAAGCCAAGCGAGGCGGCCCAAGCGGCCGCCCGCTATGGCGTGACGATCACGGCCCGGACGCGTGACAAGGTGGCGCGAGAGATAGGCCGGGCAATGCAAGGCCCCGCCTCCGAACCCGTCACCCTGGCCGATGGCGCCGCGGATCAATACCTGATCCCCGGCGGGGCGCCGGTCCCGCTATCAGCTCGCCAGCTTGAAGCCGAACGGAACCGCCGCGAACAACGCCACGGCCACGCGCCCTTGCCATGCGGCGGCCTATGGGATGAAACAGCGCAACGCCAAGGGAGCCTGTTTTGAAAATCACCACCGGCGCGGACATGAAAGCCGCGCGGCATGCACTGGGCTGGAGCTTGCGCCAAATGGCGCGGGCTCTTCGCCTTGCCCAAGTCGAGACGAAAGGCCCGGACCGGGTGCGCGACATGGAGTCCGGCGCCCGTGAAGTCACCGGGCCCGTCACGGTCGCGGTCGAGGCGTTCCTAACTGGCTTCCGGCCGCATGGATTCACAGCCGAACCGTAATCGACAGCAAAATCCGTTACCCTCTCGCGCCGGTCGATGCGGACCCTCTTCGCTTCGGCCGGCGTCGCTGTGTCTGGCTGCCCACATGCCAAGCCTGACAATCCGTGCAGCGATACGCCACCACGGCGCCGCCTTTTCCGCTCATCCGCTTGGCCACCTTTCGCGCCGTCGATAGCGTCTCGAACGCGAACTTGCCGGCGCACGACCAGAACGACATGCGGTGCTTGGCCACGTCACACCGCCTCGAGCAGATCGGCCGGGCACTGGCAGCCCTTCTCGCGCGGTGTCGGGCCCCATGCGCCCAGCCAGGTGCCGTCCTTGCGCCAGAACGTCATCCGCATGGCCCAGTTGATCGCCCCGTCGGCGGTGTTGGTCGCGGATCCAGCCGGCGCACTGGCCCAGTCCCGCCACCTGTCGCCCTCGATCATGCGGTGGATGCCCTTGGCATACGCGCCGTCATCCTTCGATGCGTCCTCCGACCGCCAGTAGGCTTTCAGGGCGCGCATGATGCCGTCGACCTCGCCGCCACGTTTGACGGCTGCAGCCAGGGTCCGCCGAACGTCGGCCTTGCTCGATCTCTCACGGGCTTTCGGAGGCGCATCGGACCAGACCAGATCAATGATCTCGTCGGCGACGCGCGGCTTGCGCGCGTTACTCTCTTCCGAAGGAAGAGTATGTGAAGGTGAAGGTCCATCGTTTTGCGAAGGCTTTGCTATGTGTTTGCCATCCGTAACCGCATCCGCTTGCCACCGTCCTACCGCCCCTCGCGCACCAGCCCGCGACCGCTTGTCCGTGAGGTTTTTGGACCGCTCGATCTCGGAGAGCACGCGTTTGTGAACCAGCCTGTCTCCGTCGTGCAGGAAGAACGGAATCAGGGCGGGTCCGGCCTTGCGCCATGCGGCTGGCGTCATCTTCGCCATGGCGGCCAACTGCCCGGGATCCACTGGCAGGTAGCCGCCGCGCTTCCATGCTCCCATAAGCAGCAGCAGATAGGCCCCGTGCTGCTCCGTGGTCAGGTGCGTCGTATCGGCGAGGTAGTCGGCCACATAAAGCGGCATCCAGGTGTCGTGCTTCGGCTTGCTCATGCGGCTCGTCCATAGAAAGAGGCGGCGGACAGGTTGGGCGCGTCGAACAGGTGCCAAGCACAGTTGTCCTTGCCGGTCATCGTCGTGCCGGGGATCCACTTCACCCGGCCGACGGAGACGATCCGGCGGAGGCGAGGAAGGAACGGAACGGCTTGCCGGGTGTGGATCCAGTCGGCGTCGAACAGCAGCCACGTCGGCGCCCAGTCCGAAAAATGGACGATGGCCGTGTGCAGCACCTTCCGATCCCATGGCGGGTTCGTGATGATGCAGTCCTGCGAGACGTAATGAAGCGCGAGAGCGTCGGCCTGGAGCATGGAGCGTTGCGGCTCAATGTCCGATTCCCACACACAGACATGACCAGCGGCGGTCAGGTGGTCGACCAGCGCGCCATGCCCGGACATGGGCTCAGCGAAGCGCGTTCCGGGTGCAAGGTGGGGCAGGAGAGGGGCCACAGCCTCGGCCGGCGTCGAGTATAGGTCGCGCGGCATCCGCTCGAAGCTTGATCGCTTGCCCATCAGCGCGTCCCCATGTTCTCGATCACGTCGAATTCCGCGAGGTAGATCTGGCGCGTGGTGCCGATCGGGCCCTCGCGCGACTTGCCGCAGATGACTTCCATGATGCGGTGCGAGGCGGCGACGGCCAGTTCGTGCTCTTCGCGGGACTGATTGCGCCGCGGGCCTTCGCGCTCGAGGTAGTAGCTGTCGCGGTAGCAGAAGAGGACCGACGATGCGTCCTGTTCGATGGCGCCGGAGTCGCGAAGGTCGCCCAGTTGCGGCCGCTTGTTGTCGCGCTCTTCGCATTTGCGCGAGAGCTGCGAGAGGAGGAGGATCGTGCAGCCAAGCTGCTTGGCCAGCCGCTTCAGTCGTGACGTGACCATGCCCAGAGCGGTCGTCAGGTTCACGCCCATCCGCAGCAGGGCGGACAGGTCCATGATCTGCAGATAGTCGATGACCGCCAGGCCGATCTTGCCGCGGCGGGACAGGGCGATCAGCCGGCGTTCGATGTGCTCGATCGACAGGACGGCGGTGTCGTCGAGGATCAGGTTCTCGGGCACGCGCTTGGTCATGGCGTCGAGCATGGCGCGATCATCGGCGGACACATCGGAGCCGCGCTTCATGTCGCGGTAGGGCAGCCCGCGGCCGGCCTCGTATGTCAGTTGCGAGAGGGTCCGGCGCGAGAGTTGCCGGCGGTCCATCTCGAGGGCGAAGATCGGGAACAGGTAGCCGGGATTGCGGCGGGCGCCCTGCATGGCGATCATGCGGGCCAGCCCGCTCTTCCCCATGGACGGACGGCCGGCCAGGATGATCAGTTCGTTCGGAAACAGGCCCAGCAGGCTGTCGTCGATGCAGTCCAGCCCGACCGTGATGCCGGCGGCCGTGCCGGTTTCCGCTTCATGGTCGAGAGCGCGCACAAGTTCGATCGCCGCATCCCGCGCGCCGACCAGCGTGTGCCCATCCGGCGCCGCCGCCACCAGCAGGGCGGACATGGCCGCGTCCGTCTCGGTGATGACGCTGAACGGCTCCTGTTCAGGGTCACGGGCGGCCTGAGCGGCTTCCCCGGCGATGCGGATGATCTCACGGCGCCGGGCGGCGTCGTTCACCCGGGCGGCATAGTCGGGGGCGTGTCTCAGCGCCGGCGCCTTGTCGACCAGTTCGGCGAGGAATTTCAGGCCGCCAGATTGGATGAACGCGGGGTCTTCACGCAGCCGTTCAGCCAGTGCCGTCGGTTCAGCCAGCCGGCCTCGGTCGATCAGGCGCGTGGCCATATCCCACAGCCGCGCATGGTAGGGCTCGCCGAAACTGTCCGGCGTGACGCCTTCGCCCAGGTTCTTCACCACGGCGTTGTCGAACAGGATCATGCCCAGCAGCGCGTGCTCAGCCTCAAGGGCTGACGGCAGCGGCGACACGGGGGCCATGATGGCGACAGGTTCGGCGGTCATGCGGCGAACAGGTCGCGTTGCTGGCCCGCCGTCGCGCGATCTGCCCGACGTTCGGCATTGACTGCCCATTGCAGCAGCAGCCCCGCGAACACCGGGTCTTTCGGCCGGCGCGCTTCGGCCTCGCTGCGGAACACCGCGGCGCTGTGGCGATGGCTTTCAGGCGTGCGCATCACGTCCCCACGACCTCCACCCCGCGCACGGTCACGGCCTGCCCCTCGCGGAACTGTCCGACGGCTTGCACGGGGCCAGTGCCGCGCACCCAGCGGATGATCGCGACGGTCTGGCCGGCTGCGTTGGGGTATGTGCGCTCGACGGTGCCGCGCGGGTCGGAGGCGCTCACGATGCGAGCCTCGCGACGACGCGCGGGACCACGACGGCTCCCTCGCTTGGGAGGGAGCGGGTGACCCGCCCGCGCCATATCCAGATCGCCCGGTCGAGGCATCCCGCATCGACGCCAAACCGCTTGGCCTGGGCATGCAGGTTCGAGCCGTATTTCATGGCGACCCACGCCTGTTCAGCGACGCAGGGCATCACACCCGCTCCCGCTTCTTGGCAGGGGCGCGCTTCGGAAGATCAAAAGTCGTCTTCGAGACGAACGACTTGTCCGGGGTGCTCAAGGTGACGGTTGCCGTGCCCTTGACGTCATTGATCCAAGTCAGGGGTGCGTATGGAGACTTCAGAACCTCAACGAGAGGGGCCATAATGCGAACCGCGTCGCCAATCTCCTTAAGGAGCAACTCCCCACGATCCGCCGGGAGTTTCGCGTAAGTGAGAACGATGTCCTCAAGGGTGAGGATTTGGTAGCTTTCGGGCGCGCTCATCACACCCCCCACGCAGCGAGGATGACGACGGTGGCGATCAGGCCGATGATGTTGGCCCAGCGGATCAGGGTGGGGTGAAGGCGGCCCATCACAGCACCTCCGCCAGCACGCCGGGGCCGTCGGCGTGGAGGATGCGCACGCGCACGCAGTCGACCTCGCCCCACCGGCGGCTGAAATGCAGGTCGGAGATCTGGGCGTCGTCCTCGTAGGCAATCTCGTTCAGCGCATCGAGGATGGCCTTGGCCAAATTGTCCACGTCAGGACGGCCTGTGATTGGTTGACCGCGCATCTCGACCGCCTTCCGTTTCGACCAGGATTTCAGGGGGGCCCGCTCGACCGCGATCTCGGCGACACAGGCGTCGGGCGTCGGCGCCGCCCCGGCCTTCGCCATGGTCACCGCCGCGATGGCCCGGATGTGCGCCTCGAACGCCATGTTGCGCTTCGGCGTGAACGATCGGACGCCGTTGCGACCGGCCCGCATCTTCGGAATCGCCGCGCCGTAGAAGGCAAAGGCGCACACCTCTCGCGTCATCTCGTCCGTCCTCGTTCTCAGGGCATGGGTCAGCCGGCTTTCGCCGCTGCCCTTCCGCGCTTTTTGGTTTCGGTCAGTTCCAGGGACGCGAAGTCGGCGAGGAAGGCGTCGAAGCCCCTCAGCCAATCGGCCCGGTCATCCTTGTCGGTGTACCCGCCGCCATCGCGGGGCAGGTCCATCACCGCGGCGAACCAACCCGCGCGCCACAGGCGCTGCGATCGGTCGGCGTCGCTCTCGTCGGTCGTGCTCTCAAACAGCGACGGCTGCTCGATCTCAACATCGGCCCGCAGCGACCGCAGCACATGGGCGATCTCGCGCTGCTGCTTTTCCATGCGGGCCGGGTCGATGTTCATCATCCCGATGGCGCCGCGCATCCCGGCGACAGGCAGGCCCATCGCCCGGGCCTGTGCGTCGATCGTGCGCACGGCGTTCTTCGCCTCGTTCATGGCCCGCACCGCCTTGACGCGGCGATGCGTGAACGCGGCGATCAGGATGTCGGGGGCCTCGTTGCTGAGGCGGTCAGGAGCCGCCGTCATTGGGCGGCGCTCTTGCGCGCAGCCACAGCACGCGCAGGGCGAGGAGCAAAGCTCGCCACCTCCGCCGCACGGGCGCGGGTATCAGCCAATTCACGTTCGAGGCGCTCCACTTCTGTTTCGAGGCGCGCAACAGCGTCCTCTGGGTGAAATACAGCTTGGGTCACGTCTGCCCCGAACGCGGAGACGATGCCGAGCCAGTGACGGGCAGATGGCCAATGCCCCTGCAGCACATTTTCGGCCGTGCGGGGATCACAGCCGATGCTGCGAGCCAGGCCCTTGGCGTTGGTGCGCCGGCGCAGGTATGCGCTCAACCGCTCCGACAAGACGTGCGGGTTTCTTCCCATGCAATGCGCTCCCGACATGGTCATTGATGAACCTGTCGAAAGGGAGAGCGGACATGGACTGGAACCCGGACCCGAAGATCCTGACGGCGATCGAACACAGCGTCGCGGCTTCCCGCTGGCGCACGGCGGCCCGGTTTGAGGGGCCGAAGACGGCGGCGCAGTTCAGGCGCCATGCCGAGGCGAGGTCGAGGGCGGCAACCCTCCAGCTCGCAAGTTTCGCGGGAACGGCCGGGCTGGAACCCGGCCGCCCCCACTTCACCTGTCGCGCAGACAGGGGGGCTGATTAGCGCGACGGGCGAATTCTGAATGAATTTCACGGGTTGATGAAAAGGCGCCCGTTCATCTCCATGACTCTTTCGCCATGCGACAAAAAAAGCGTTGCTATTCGTCCGCTTACTGATTTTCACTGTCGCCGGGAGGCGCTGGGGAGCTTCGTGAGAGGGTGGCGATATGGCGAGCGTAACGCTTGCCTCGACCATGGTCCGGTCGGAGGCGGGAGACTGCGAGACGACAATCGAAGCGGCGCTGCTGGCCATCCGAGCCAAGCACGCTTCAGGCGAGTTGGCCGAGACCGACTGGGTCCGGCTCAACGCGATGAGGGCGCAATGCCTGACGTGCGGGAACTGTCCCCGCCTCGTCGCCAGATTGATGCTGCCCCCCGGTCGCATGGTCAGGCGGCCTCCGCCGTCTTCTGCGCATCCCGGACCAGCCGACGCTGCTCAGCCCGGCCGGCCAGCATTTCCAGCGTAATCTCCGAGAAGCCGCGCTTCAGACCGGCGCGGACGACGGGGGCGAACCAGGCGGCAGGAATGCTGTCACCGCGGATCCATTGCCGGGCGACAGGTTCGGAGCATCCGACATCTTCCGCGAACGCCGGAACGGTGTCCCAGCGGCGGATGATCGGCTCGAAAAAGGCGGTCGGAGTGGCTGTCATGGCGCGAACGATATGAACAATATCGCTTCACGTCAACATTACTCGTATCGCAATTTCTGCGATGGCGCAGCATGACCGCCGGTGAACGCCTGAGAGCCTATCGAAAAGAGGCCGGAATGACGGCGCGAGAGATGGGGCGCCGGGCGTCCATGATCCTGGGGCGCGACAAGCCGCTCAGCGAGCCGACCGTTCGAGCACACGAGAACGGCACCAACGGCATCTCCCCCGATATGGCCGAGGCTTATGCCCGAGTCCTGAAGGTCGACCCGGCCGCCATTCTATTCGGCGAGGGGCATACGTCCAGTTCTGGCGTATCGCAGAACGACAATGTCCGCATGGTGGGCGTGGTCGGTGAAATCAGGGCAGGGGCGTTCGCGCCGATACCGGACGAAGAGCCGGCTCCGTGGGAGTTCGTGCCCGTCAGCCTGCCGGAATACGCCCGCGCCAACCTGTTCGCCCTCTACGTCGTGGGCCGTTCAATGGACCGGCACTATCCCGACGGGTCCGCAGTCGTCGTCTGCCCTGCTGCCGAGGCGGGCATTCGCGAGGGCGATCATGTCGTCGTCCGCATCCGGCGGGGATCCATGGCGGAGACCACGCTTAAGGAGGTCGTCGTCGCGCGCGAAGGGGTTGAGCTCTGGCCCAGGTCAACGGACGCCGCCCACCAGACGCCGATCAAACTGCACGCCGACCGTGATGCAGACGAGGGCCCCGAGATCATCGGCGTGGTCGTCGGCAGTTTCGCCGCCCGAGCTGCCCGCAGCGGCCCCCTGATCAGCCTGTGAGGCGCGCGGTCCTGATCGCGGCGGCCCTTCTCACATCGTGCGGCGCCCCGACACCCGGCGAAGAGGCGATGGCCGAACTGTCCGTCTCCATGCGCGCCGAGGCTGACATGGTCCGACGAGGCGTCGACTTGCCCCTGATATTCGATGGCCGCTGCACGGACGATTGCTCCGGTCATCGCGCCGGCTACTTGTGGGCGCTGGACCACCCCGGCGTCGACACGATCGACTGTGACCCGGCCAGACAGGGGCGTTCATTCGCCGAGGGCTGTGCGAAAGGCGTGGTCTCTGCCAGCCTGCAATAGCGGGCCGATATAAAACGTATTGACTTGGCACCGATAGCCAATCTATCGTTCTCCCATCAAAGGGAGGACGCGCTTTGCCGAGCACCGTCACACAGACCAGACCAGACGCCGCGACAGGCGCTCGCCATATCAGCGAGCCGGCCAACGCGATCATCGCCAAGATCAACGCCACCCGCCATCCGAACGTCGTCAAGATGCACGACGCGATCGACGCATGGGTGAAGGATGCGAACCGCCGGGGAGGCGAGGAGGGCATCGAATATCTGGGCTGGTGCGCCGCCCGGATTGAGATGAACCGCGCCAACCATGAGAGCGCCGCACTGGGTCGCGGAACGCTGCCGAAGAGCCTCGAGGGTCTCGGCCCGATGGACTTCGAGGCCGCGTCCCTGCGCATCTCCAAGGCCGTCCGCGTCCTGAGCGGGGAGAGCGCCTGATGACCGCCCTGGTTCTCGAAATCGACCCGGTCCGTGGTCATCCCCACATGATCGCCCGGCGCGCTGTCGATGCGCCGTCCGACGCGGGCGACTATCAGTTCCGCAGCGGCGAGCCGGTCGACACCGACAAGCTGTCCCGCGCGATCAACTTCGCCCATGCGGCGGCGCATCAGATGACGGTCGCCCGCGTCTATAGCGGCCGGTCCGACTATCGGCGTGATGAGGCGCTGGACGAGGCGTGGGCCGCTCTGGAAGAGGCTCGCCGCCTGCTGATCGAGGCCCGCACGCCGGAGCCGCCACGCGTCGCTCCCGCCGCCGTGCCGTCCATCTTTTCGGTGGCCTGCGACATCGTCGGCGCCCGGACCGAGGCCGCGTGATGGCCGCCGTCGCCGAAACCCTCATCGCCGTTCTGGTCGCCGCCGTCTGGTGCGGCCTGACCGTCAAACTGGCCGGGCAGATGCTCGGCGGAAAGGCATCCAAATGAGCCGGACTCTCCGAACCGACTATCAAGCCGTGAACAGCAAGGGCGTGGTGTTGTATTCGTTCAACGACATCGCCCGTGGCCGTGCATGGGTCCGCGAGAACGCCTCCCTGCACGACGGGCTGGTGCTGGAGGAAGTCGCGCTCGTCGCCCGCCGCGTGTACCGCCCGCCGGCCGCTGCTGTGCGCCGCAACGACTTCCGCATCCCGGCCTGCGGGGTGATGGCGTGAGCGAAGGACCGGCAATCGCGGAGGCCAAGAACCATCGCGGCTACAGCGACATCTCGACGGTCTATGCCTACTACACGGCCGAAGAGAAGGCCGCGCACGGCAAGCACTGTGAACAGTGGACCGAGTTCGGCCATCGCCCGGAAACCGCGCCGTATGTGACCGGCAAGGAGCGTGAGTTCATCGCCACGGTCGAGGCGGAGAACCCCGGCAAGTTCGCGTCCTATCTGATCTCATGGTCGGGGAGCGATTGATGACCGCCCTCCGCCGCGTCGAGCCCTCGCGCTCGCACCTCGTGTTCCTCCGCGATCGGATGAGCCCGACGGAACGCTGGCTGTTCGGGCTAGGCGACCTGCCGGGGGAAGCTGACGCTCATCCGCAGCACCCGCCGCTGGACAACCTCACGGCGCCGTGTGCGGCCGGGGTAGGGCGTGTGCACGCTCTCAGCCATGTCCGGGCTGTCGCTCCCCGCGATCAGATCGTCGGCCTGCGCCTTGTCCATCAGGACCAGGGTCAGGCCCAGACCCTCCAGCCAGTAGAACAGGAACGTCGACAGGCCCCATGCCACGCGGCGTCCGAAGCTGCGGTTCGGGGACTCAATTTTCGCGGTGTAGGCGTCCGGGAATCCAAGCCGGTCGTCGAGCGCCTGCTGGCTGATGCCGAGCGCCAATCGCCGACCACGCAACAGGCCGATCAGCGAGTCCTCGCTGGTGATGCGAACCGGTCTGACTGCCATGCGACGCCCCAATGCAAGGCCGCCCCCCGACGCCTGAGATGACCTCATTCGCGGCGCCTGTCCAGACGGCCGCCGCGCACCACCGCCAACCACAGAGAGAAGACCCATGACAGACGCCGCTTTCGACGCATCCCCTGACGTGCTCACCGCCACCGCGCAGGGCCGCCTCCGCTCCATCGTCGAGCGCGTCGAGCGCCTCGAGGACGACAAGGCCGCCGTCGCCGCCGACATCAAGGAGGTGCTCGCCGAGGCCAAGGGCGAGGGCTACGACGTGGCCATCATCCGGCAGGTCGTGAAGATCCGCCGCATGGACAAGGCCAAGCGTCAGGAGGCCGAAGCCATCCTCGACCTTTACCTGTCCGCGCTGGGTGAAGTCTGATGTCGGACGCCGCCGCCTTCGAGCCAGCACCCCGCGTCGAGCCGCTCTCCGCCAGCCCCATCCGCGTCTATGACGAGATGATCCAAGGGTCAGAGGAGTGGCTCGCCGCGCGCTGCGGACTGCTGACTGCCAGCGAGATGAAGCTGATCGTCACGCCCACGCTCAAGGCGGCGGCGAACGACAAGGAACGGGCGCACCTGTACGAACTGCTCGCTCAGCGCGTCACCGGCCATGTCGAACCGTCCTATGTGTCGGACGACATGCTCCGCGGCCGCGAAGATGAGATCGCCGCCCGCGAACTGTACGCCGAGCATTTCGCACCTGTCACCGAGGTCGGCTTCATCACCAACAACCGGTGGGGCTTCACGCTTGGCTACTCGCCGGACGGTCTGGTCGGCCCCGACGGGCTGATCGAGGCGAAGGGCCGGCGCCAGAAATACCAGATGCAGACCATCGTCGATCGCGAGGTGCCGCAGGAATACGTGCTGCAGCTCCAGACCGGCCTGCTCGTCACCGAGCGGAAGTGGATCGACTACGTCTCGTACTCGTCCGGCATGCACATGGTCGTCATCCGTGTCTTCCCGGACCCCGTCATTCAAGCCGCCATAATCGACGCTGCTGCTGCCTTCGAGGGTCGGCTGGCGACGAACCTGGCTGCCTACCGCACCGCCATCACAGAGCGCCGGATGATCCCCACCGAGCGCCGCACAGAAATCGAGATGTACGCATGACCGACATGACCTCCGCCATCGTCCCCAAGTCCGACCAGATCAACGCGGACGACCTGATCAGCGGGCCGCGCACCATCCGCATCATCGGCGTCGCCATCAGCCCGGGCGCCGACCAGCCGGTGTCGATCAAGTTCGACGACAGCGCGGGCAAGGTCTGGCGCCCGTGCAAGTCCATGTCGCGCGTGCTCGTCGCCGCATGGGGCCCTGACGCGAACACCTATGTCGGCCGGTCCGTCACCCTCTACCGCGACCCGAACGTCAAATGGGGCGGCATGGCTGTGGGCGGCATCCGCATCAGCCACATGACCAACATCGACAAGACGCTGACGCTGGCCCTGACCGAGACGAAGGGCAAGCGGGCGCCGTTCGTCGTCAAGCCGCTCGCCGCGGAAGAACGCAGCCAGGCCACCCAGGATCGGCCGGCGGCTGACCACTCGTCGACACACCCGACCGCCACCCTGCAGTCACGCGCGGACAAGCTGGAGATCGCGCTGAAGGATGCGCCGACGCTCGCTCGCCTGACGGCCATCTGGCAGTCGGCCAAGACGCTCCGTGCGGATCTGGAGGCCGGCGACAACGACCGGCTCGTCCTGCTGATGGACCTCTACAACCGCCTCGACGCCGAACTCGACACGGCGGCCGGCTTCCCTGGAGACCGATCTAATGACCAATGAGAGAGACGGACTTAAGCCGGGACCGCTGACCTCCGCGTCGGAGGTGTTCGCCCTGATGGACGGAACCGACCCGATTGACCGCATCCTGAAAGGCGCGGGCGTGGCCGACAGTACGCGCATTAGCGTGGCCTATGCGCTGATCGCTGACCGTAAGGACCGCGCCGCAGATCAGGGTTCATCGGCTGACGCCGATACCCAGCCAGCCTCGTCGTTCCAGTCGCGGGTCCTTCCGTGGTTGATGGAATGCTTCGGCGCTGAGATTGCTGCCGACCGGGTCGAACGATGCGACCGCTTCATCGAAGAGGCGCTGGAACTGGCGCAGTCGCTGGACTGGCCGAAGGAACGGGCCTTCGCGCTGGTCGATTACGTCTATGGCCGTCCGGCTGGCGAGCCGTTTCAGGAGGTCGGCGGCACGATGGTCACGCTGGCCGCGCTCTGTCAGGCCGCTGGTCTGGATATGGACGCCAACGGCGAGACCGAGTTGGCGCGCATCATGCAGCCCGAGATCGTCCAGAAGATCAGGGCCAAGCAAGCCGCCAAGCCGACCGGCTCCGCACTGCCTGTCGCGGCTTCCGTCCCCGGCGAGGGTCACGGAACGGGTGTTCTCGACGCGGCCCAGCGGAAGGCCGTTGAACGAGCCGCGCTCGACGCTGGCTGCCATGTCTGGCGACGCGCTCGCCTTGCGATGGTCGAGGACGGCAAGATCATCGGCTACCCGGCGTTCTCGCGCGCCGACATGGCCGAACTGGCGCGGCTGTATCGCGAAGACCCCATCCCCGATCCCCAGACCGCACTTCCGGGTTCTGTGGAGGGGGTGGAGAAAGACGCTAGCGACGCGCCTTGTTGGTACAGCGCCGACGAAGCGAACGCTTGGGCCTCCGGCTTTAACGCCGCCACCGCCACCAGGAATAGTGGAGATGAGCAATGATCGCCCTCGCCATCCCCTTCCTTGCGCTTGGCCTGATCGCAATAGCAGTCGTTATCCGGGCTGAAGGAGCAGGAGAATGAGCGCGAGCTTCACGATGCCGCATTGGTCGGACCCCCGCGTCGGAGCCGTTGCGCTGGCCATTTACGACGATACCAGCCTTCACACGGCCCTGCCGTTCCCGCGCGAGGACGCCGTTAAATACTGGCCCGGCCTCGATGCGCGGCGGTTCGTCGCGATGACAGCCGCCCTTACTTCCGCCGCTGCCCGCCAACAATCTCCCGAGAAGGAACCAGGGACATGAGCGACTGCCCCACTCGCGGCGAGGTCCGCATCATCAACGGCAAGAAGTGCCGCTTCATCGAACGCGAACTGGAAGGCGACAAGTGGGAGGTCATCGACGGACACTCTCCCATTCCCGCAGCCCCCTCGGACGTGGCGGTTGAGCGGGCGGCCTATGCCATTTTCCGGGTCATGCGCCCGGACCACATGACCGACTCCGATTGGCCTAACGGGATGGTTCTCGGCGACGGAAACGCGCTTCGCAACCGATGCACGGAAGCCGCCCGAGCCGCCCTTGCAAGCCTGAAGGGAGGGGAGTGATGGACTATTTCGTCTGGTTTATCGTGATTTCCGTGGTCGTCGTTTTGATCGTCGCCAGAGTGTGCGGCGGTGACGACATAGACACCGATGAGATTGGCCAATGACCGCCCCCGTCTCTCCCTCCGCGCCGGTGGCTTGGCGACGCCGACATGATGAAAGCCAGCGATGGACGGTCATGGACTGTGCCAACAACGCTGCCGAGTACGTCGCGCTCGGCTACGAGGTCGAACCCCTCTACGCAGCATCCCCAGCCCTCTCCATGGTAGGGCTGCGGGAGAAGGTGGCGCGGGTCTTGATGCTGTACGATCTGGACTCGGACGGCGACTGGCCCGCCGAAAAAGTCGAGCAGGCTTTCGAGTACGCCAACGCTAACCACTCCGGCGACTGCACCAAACAGCCGTGGACCTGTATGCGCTGCGTCGTGGACGACGTTTACAAACAGACCGACGCCATCCTCGCCCTTCTTGCGCGGGAGGGGGTGGGCGGATGACCGACCACCTCCGCGATCTGCCGGCCAGGCTCACCACCTCCGAGGTCGCATCGCTCGGTCGCTGGTCCATCCGCACGTTCATGCGCCGGCGCCGCACCGGCAAGTTTCTGGTCGAGCCGATCGACCGCGGCTCCGAACTTCTATTCCCGCGCGACCCGGTTCTCCGCGCCCTTGGACTGATCACCGATGAAACAGCCCCGAAAGCCCCGCCGGAAAAGCCCCGCGTCTCCGTCGACGCCATTCGCGAAAGGGGCGCTCGGACAGTACGTCGTCGCTCGCCCAAGAGCGGACGGGACATGGAGGGTGCTGTTCGAGGTGCCCGCGCGGCTCCGGCCCTCCGGCTGGTCGTCGACACGTCCGCTCCCGATTGACGGCCGGCGCGGGGATCTGAACGACCCGGCCGAGGTCGAACGCATCCGGGTCGATGCGGCGCGGCTGTATGCGGAACTGCAAGCGGCACGGACGGGCTCGCCGGTTGTCGACCCGGACCGTCGCTCGCTCGAGACGCTGATCACCGACTGGCAGGCGTCCGGCGAGTGGAAGGACAACAGGCCGCGCACGAACAAGGGTTACCAGGACTCGATCAAGGAGGTGCGCCACTGGATCGCCGAGGACGACCCCGACCCGGCCGAGATCACGGCGCGCGATGTCGAGACGTTCCTGTCCATCTACGACGACCGGCCGACCACGCGCTACCACGTCCGCAAGGCCCTCAGCCTGATCATGAAGCAGGCGGTCAAGCGGAAGTGGCGGACCGACAATCCGGTGACCGAGGTGACGGCGCCCATGCCGAAGACCCGGGTGGCCATCTGGGAGCAGGACGATGTCGACCTGCACGTCTGGGCGGCCATCGCAGCGGGCGACAACGACCTTGCGGCGATCATCCTGATGGAGTGGGAGATCGGCCAGCGGTTGACGGACGTGATCGTGTTCCGGCGCGGAGCCGAATACAGGCCCGCTGAGGGCATGTTCTCCTTCGCCCAGTCCAAGACCGCCGAAAATGTCTCCATCCCCGTCAGCGACCGCCTGAGAGCCGTTCTTGCCCATATCAAGGTCGATGGCTCGCCGTATCTGTTCCATGACACCGGAACGAAGCGGCCATTCCGCGATGTCAGCCGCCTCTCGCACGTCTTCGCCGACATGCGGGCCCGGTTCCTGATCGACGACGACGGCGCACCCAGGATCACCGGCGCCCGGCATCTGGTGCTCAAGGCTCTGCGCCACAGTTGCGTCGTCCAACTCGCCCGGGCAGGCTGCACGGTGCCTGAGATCGCGGCCATCACCGGCCACTCACCGGCGAGCGTCGAGGAAATCCTGCGCATCTACCTGCCGCGCGACAGCACGGTGGCCATGAACGCCCAGCGGAAGAGGGGGCTGATCGCGTGAGCCTGATCGAAGAGGCCAGACAGAAGGTCGCTGCAGCTTGCCGCCTCGACGGCTCACAGGAGCCAGCGGCGCTGCTGGTGCATCGTGATGTTTGGGCGCGCATGGGACGTGAGATGGAGGCCGTGACGACGCACGTCCGCGCGACTTCCGGCGGCGACACCTTCATGGGCCTGCCGGTCGAGTTCTCGGACGTGCCGAACCACATGGCCGTCCGCGTGACGCGCGCCCAGCAGGACTCGAACCTGCAACATCCAGCTTAGAAGGCTGGCGCTCTATCCGGTTGAGCTATGGGCGCTGCGTCGGCGCGGATAGCAGCGCGCACGGTCGATGGGAACAGGGCGTGCACGAACGTCAGACTATCGTCCAACTCGCTAGTCTGACGGCAAGAAAAAGTGGCAGGGTTTACAATAACGTAGTAGATTGAATGTCCGCCTTCTAAGCGGGGCGAGGCCGTTGTTATTGCTCGCCGCCGACAGACTTGGTCGCGACAACAAACGACGCATCACGCGGGCTCGCGACAACAGGCTCCGCCGCCGGTCTGATGGCCGCTGCTGCAATCGCCGCCTTCTGCCCGTCCCACACCTGGATCGCGAACCAGCCCAGCAGCGCCACCAGCAGGCCGATGATCCACTTCGCGCCCATCTTCAGGTCGCTCAGCGTCTCGTTGATGCGGTCGTACCGCTCGGCGCAGAGATCCTCGTGCGCGCTCATCTTCGCGTATGCGCCAGCCACGGTCTGCTTTTCCTCGCTCATGATCGTCCGCCCTTAACGCCAGAAGGCCCAGAAGGGCGCGTTGATGTGACGGGCTGCCGCGGCGTCGCGCGCCTCGCATGCCGTCACGACCTCGATCACGTCCGCCGTCCGGCCGTTCGCCTTGGCCAACTGCCCGGTCTGCTCGATGCCGAACACCTGCCAGTCCTGCTCACCACCGTCAGCGGCCGGCGCCAGGGCCGACGGGATGGGCTGCGACCAGCCAGCGGGGATTAGCGCGCTGCAGCCCTCAGCGGGGGCAAGCAGACGGGTCGATCCTGCACACCCCGTCACGAGCGGCGCGGCGGCCAGAAGCAGGGTCAGCAGCATTGCGGACTTCATCGGTCGCGCCTTTCACGGTGTCGTCAATCAGGGCTGTGCGGAGGTCGGAGCGGTCACGCACCTTGGAGGCGTCGCCGGATGCGGCGGTTCGGCCGTTCGCCATGGTCGAGACGGCATCCGCCTCATCGGCCCGGCGCTTCTCGCTGCAGTAGGACAGCGTCACGACCGCGATCGCCAGCAGGCAGAACAGCAGCACGCCGACCATGATGCGGCGGACGATGGAATCGAGACCGAGGAACCACGTCATGCGCCGGTCCTCATCTGCTTGGCGAGGCGGACCGCCCGGTTGCCCACCTGCTTGGCCCATTTCGAGGCCAGCATGTTCTGCGCGGCGAGGTCGTACTGCCCGGTGCGGACGTATTCGAGGGTGTTCTTGAAGCCCAGCAGTCCGGCGATGCCGAGGTTGAAGGCCATATTCTGCAGCACGCGGCGCCGCACTGGATCCAGCTTGGCGACCCATGGCAAGGCGTCGCCCAGTTTGTCGTTGTGCTCAGCCACGTCCGCGATCAGTTGCGCCTCAGCCTGGGCTTGCGTCCAGACGGTGCCCGGCTGGACGTGCGCGTGGCCATAGCCGACGGTCCAGACGCCGACGGTGTCCTTGTAGGCCGTCAGCCGGCAGCCCTCGTCGATCTTCAACTGGGCGATCAGTTCGGCGTCTGGCGCACCGCTCGCGGCGGCGCCGGCGATCGCGTCCGCCTTCAGCCCGAAGCCGTCAGCGAGCGCGTCGATCATCGCGACCTGCTCCTGGCTGAACTTCTGGCCCGGCGCGAAGGGGCGGATGGCGGCGAACAGGTCGGTGCGGGTCACGGGCGATGCTCCTCAAGGGGCGCGGGCTCGACGGTCACGGTGCCTGTCGGCGGGACGACCGTGACGCTGCCGTGCGGCTTCTCGTCCTCGGTCGTCGGCTTCTTGTTGCCCCAGCGCGCTCCGACGTAGGCCCCCAGAGCCCCGCCGATCACACCCGACGCGAGGCCGGCGAGGATCGGCAGGTTTTCCTGCGGGATTTTGATGAACACCAAGGCGGCCCCGACGAGCGTCAGGTTCACCAGGCAGGCCGTCACCACAATGGCGTCGAGGGTGCGATAGTCGCGGGTCATGACCGGACCGTCGCGTCTGGGCGCAACAACCGGAATGCACCCGGTCGGAGCGCGTGCGCCTATGGGTTAGGCTTTCGCCTTGCCCTTGGGTTCGGCCGGCGGATCGACGGGTTCCGGCGCCGGTTCAACCGGTTCGCCCGGCAGTTCGACCCACGGCACATTGAGCGCCTGAGCGACGCCGGTGAACACCTCAACGCCGTTGACTCCGTGCGCCTTCAGGTGGGTGTCGAGGGCGACCTGGATGAACATGACGACCTGTTCGGTCAGGACGGGCTGGATGACTTTCATGGGCAGGCTTTCGTGGTTGATGGACTAGGCGACGGCGACGGTCGTGACGGTGCCGGACGAGCCGCGCCATTTGAGCGCGCCCGCCTCGGAGTACAGGACGCCGCCGCCGGTCGGGTTGGTGGTCGGTGCCGTGGTCGCGTTCGCGAGGCCGAAGCAGCCAGCGCCAGTGCCGAACTGGGACGCCGTGCCAAGGCCGAAGTTGCTGCTGCTGTCGAACGCTGCCACGAACGTCGTCGGGTTGGCGGTGTTGGTCGTGCTGCGGAAGATCTCGAACGCGCCGGTGGTCGTGTAGTTGTTGGCGATCTGCCAGTTGCGGGCATTGGCATTACCGCCAGACGCACGACCGAACAGGGTCAGACCCGCGTTGTCGGCCGTGGCGTTCGAGATGATCTTCACCATCCCGGCGTTGTCGTTCGGAGCGCCGGCGATGTTGAGGGCAGTCGTCGTGCTGGTCGTGCCGATGCTGCCCTTGCCGAAGGCGTACAGGTTGCCGGACACGTCCACTGAGAACTGCGCCACGGTGTTGACCGCCGCGCGCAGCAGGGTGGAGGTCGCGGCCGATGCCGTGTTGGTGATGGCAATGTTGAAGGCGCGCGGCGCTCCCGAGGTGTTCCACGTCCCGGCAAGGTCCATCAAAGTCTGAGCGTTCGAGCCGGTCAGCGAATAGCCGGTAGAGGCAAAGCCGCCCGTGTTGGCAGGAACGGTCTGCGAAATGCGGCCCGTGACGCCACCGTTCAGGGTGACCGCGCCGCCGAAGTAGGACGGAGTGGCCCCGTCAGCGTAGAAGGCCCAGTTGGTGCCGCCGGCCGTCAGTGACGCGGCGTAGTAGCCGTACTGCGTGGTGATGGCCCCGCCGCCCGTGATCGTCGGAGCATCGACATACGCGCCGTAACGACGGGTCACGGTGCCGGCGTCCAGCGACGGCTTGGAGAACAGGCCGAACATGTCGTTCATGACCTGCGCGCCGGACGCGGGTTGCCATGCGCCACGATCCTGGAACGCGGCCCAGTGGTCATAACTGTTGCCTGCCATCGTCGTCAGGGCGTCAAAGGCCGCAAAAGCAGACGTGCCGCCGCGCCGGAAGTAGGTTGCCTCCACAAACCCGTGACCCGAGGTCGTGCTGGCGTCGTTCATGTTGCGGCTGATGACCACGCCGGGGTCAGTCGAGGTCGCGCCGTAGGTGCCGATGGTGGGGATGCCAGCAGAGGACACAGCAAACAGGCCAGACGCCGCCGAGAAGCCGCCAGCAATGCCCGCATTGAGCGTCACAGCCCCGCCGAAATACGACGGGGTCGCGCCTGCGGTATAGACAGCCCAGTTCGTCGCAGCAGCCGTCAGGGCCTCGACGTACATGCCGTGCTGGGTGGCGATGGTGCCGCCGTTGACCAAGGTCGGGGCCGCAACATAGACGCCGTGCCGGCGCGTGACCTCACCCGCATCAATCGCGGGCTTGGTGTACAGCCCGTACATGTCGTTCATCGTCTGACCGATGACCGAGGCTTGGAACGACGGACGGTCCTGGAACCCGGCCCAGTGGTCGTATGGGTTCGAGGCCATAACCACTGTCGCATCGAACGCGGCGTAGGCAGCGCCGCCACCACGCCGGAAATAGTCGGCCGCAACGAAGCCGTGACCGCTTGTGGTGCTGGCGTCGTTCATGTCCCGCGACAGGATGTAGCCAGAGTCAGTCGAGCTGGCCCCGTAGGTGCCCACACGCGGAATGCCCGTGCTGTCCACGGTGAACAGGCTGGCCGCCGCGATCAGGCCGCCGACGAACGCGCCGACGCCCGCCTTGGAGATGCTGGCCTTGGTGGTCCCGCCGACCTGCAGGTCAAGCAGTTTGGACGCAGCGGCCGAGGCCGTGTCCGTGATGTTCAGCTTGAAGCCGGTGAAGACCTCGGAGCCGTCGTTCCACGTCTGCGCGCCACTGATCAGCGGGGTCGAGTCCGTGACGGTCGTGCCGCCCAGCAGCAGGCGCTGTTGCGTGTAGGTGCCGGCCTCAAGCGCCGCGAGGATCGCAGCCGTCGCCGACGCATCGAGCGCCACCTGAGCGACGTTGCCCGAAAAGGTGGTCAGCGTCGCCTCGCTGGTCGTCTGGCGCCGGTCGAGGTCTTGCTGGCGCGCAGTCAGGCGGTTGATGTCGCCGTTCAGCGCCGGCATCCCCAGCGGAATGGACCGGCTGAACTGCGTCTGGCGATCAGCGACCACCATCCGGTCGATCGTCACCGTGACGTTTGACACCGCCACATCCAGCGTGACCTCGCCGGAGCCGTACCCGCCCTCGACGGCGTCACCGTCCTGAACCGCGAAGCCTTCGACGGTGTAATCCGCCGCGTCCAGCAGCTCGTCGTCGACATAGACCAGGATGTCCGCCGAGGCCCAGAACGGGAACTCGAACGGGAAAACCGTCGTCGGAGTCCCGCCCACGACGGTCGACGGCGGCTCAGTGAAGGGCGGGACATTGACGTTGGCCATGGTCGCAGCGTCAGGCGGATGCCGTCACGCCGGAATGCACCGGTCAGAAGCGGAAGGTCGGCGCCTCTTCCTCTTCGCCCTCGACCTTCTGGCCCCACATGGGCGTGCGGCCCTGCGCGTCCGCTGCGAGGTCGTCCAGATAGGCGGTCGAGCCCTCGGTCCGCAGCCGCTCGGCAACCTGCGGCCACGCCTCCATGACCGCGGCATAGTCGTAGGCGCGGTTGCGGCCGCTCGACAGGCGACGCTCAAGCTCGGCGGCGACTTCCGGCGCGAGGTCTTTCAGGTCTTCCCACAGGCCATCGCGGTCCATCTGCTCGCGGTTCTGGAAGCCGGGCTGGCCGGTCACGATCATCGCATTGCGCATCTCGGCCACGGTGATGCGCTCGACGGCTTCCTCGACCGTCTGACGGGTGCGGCGTGACATCGGCGGGAGGGGGGCGCCGTCGTCCTTGGGCATGGATCCGTTCAACTCGCCGATCAGGGCGCTCGACTCCTGGGCGAACACGCGGGCGCGCTCCAACGGGTTCAGGCGGCGGGTCGGGGCGGCGCCCATCTGGCTGAGCACGAACAGGCGGCCGGGCTCGTCAAGATCGGTGAGGATCTGCCGCGCCGCATCCATCCGGCCCATCTCCACATATCTGTCGAGACCCTTCTTGGCGCGCATCAGCTCGCTCATCTGCGAACCGGCGCGGTCATAGAAGTCGCGCTGGTCTTGGGCGCCACGCTGCCACGGCTGCACGAACCGGCGCACCACGGGCAGGTCGGTCCACGTCCCGGCCGGACGGTCAGGGTCGGCCGCATCCATGCCGTTCAGGATGTAGGAGCCGATCGGGCCGCCGAAGCCCGCGATGGCATAGTCGATCTTGGCCGGCGAGACGTTGACCTGCTTGCCCAGCCAGCGCGAGAAGCCGCTGTTCCAGTGCTGGTACTGCATGTGAGGCGGCAGTTCCTGCAGATGGTCGGGCACGATGGGGCGGCCGGTCATCGAGTTGGTGTTGGACTTCAGCCCCCCGACCACGGCCACCACGGGAATGTCGGTCGGCGGCACGAACAGTTCGCCCAGGCCCTTCCACATCCGCTCCATGGCCTTGTCGTCGCCGCCGGCCGCTTCCATGCCGCGCTCGACGATGTTCGACAGGAAGGCCAACTCGAACGGCTTGGGCACGCGGATCAGGTTCTCGCCCCACGGGATCGTCCAGTGGGTCGCGCGCATCCGCTCGTTGGCCTGCTGATATTCCGGGTCGTCGCCGAACATGGCCGTGAGTGTCGCGCCGATGGTCGAGATGGCCGCCACCTTGGTCCACGCCTTCGTCGCCAGTTTCAGCGCGGCCGCATCCTCAGCGCGCATCGGAGCGCCCGGGGTGCGCAGGAACAGCGGCGAGAGCGCGTCCTTCAGTGGCACCCGGGTCAGCGCACCGTCGGCGCCCAGCACCCGCAGCGTCTTGTCCATGCCCTGCACGGCGGCGTTCAGGAACGTGACCAGCCGGCGGGTGTAGTGCATCTTCGACCCGGCACGGCCGAAGTCGATCATGTCGCGGGCGGTGAACGACGCCTGGATCAGCGCGTCGTATTCAGTGAACCCGGCCTTCTTCGCCCGCTCGAACGCGCGCTTGAACACACGCAGCCGTGAGCCGGTCTCGGAAATCTCGCTAACCGACAGAAGGCCGCCCAGGCTGGAGAAATACTTGGCCTTGATGCCGCGCTTGGCCAGCGCCATCGTGTCGGCCTTGTGCAGCGCCTCGCCCATCATGGCCGTCGCCGCGCCGCCGCTGATGCCGCCCGACTGGCCATACAGCCGCGACACGTCGCCCTGCTTGAGTTCGTCGATCACGCCCAGCACGCCCTCGCCGGGCTTGAACCCGACATCGGTGATGATCCACGCCGACACCTGATCGCGGATGAAGTTCGAGATCAGGAACGCCGGATCGCGGGTGATGGTCTGGGCCAGCACGGCGGTCGGTGCGGCCACGGCGTTCAGGAAGGTATCCTGCATGCCCTTGGACATGCCCGACAAGCTCTCGAACACGTCGCGACCCCACTCGGTGTCAATGACCTCCCACGCCTCGCGCTTGCCGTTCCGCCACGCATAGATGACGGCCTTGCCCGCGTCGTTGATCTCCCCCGCGCGCCAGACATCGTCCGGCCCATCATCGAACATGTCGATCGTCGACCGGTCCACGGCGCCGGCCACCTTGACCTTCGGCACCACGATCTTCCGCAGCCACTGGTTCGACGGTTCAGCCGTGCCGGCGCGGGCCTGTGCCGCCTCGAACCGCTCCGCCAGGCGGATGAACGACAGGTTCAGCTCGTTCTGACGGATGCGCTGGTTGGTCTTGTACGCGCGCTCGATCAGCACGGACACCGGATCGACGATGTCGCGGTCGGAGCCTTTGAACTTCTTGACCGCCGGGCCCGCGTTCTTGCCGGCGCCAGTCCCGCCGGTCTGGGGCCCGTCGTCCATCACGCGGCGCAGCGGCACATAGAAGTCCCGACCGGCGATCGAGGCGTCGTAGGTCACCTTGTCGATCAGCCCGCCGTCGAACGCCTTTTTCAGCAGGCCGCCGGCGAACTCGTTGACCTGATCGGCCAGTGCGCGGAATTCCGGGTCTTGCGCCTCGATGTGCTTCACGAACGCATCCGCGTCCGCCTTGGACCGCGACACCGGGTCCACCTCGATCTCGCCCCGTGCGCGCCGGTCCCACTCGATGCTCGAGCGCCGGGCGACCATGTATTCGTTGAACCGCTGAACGGCGTCCTCGGCCTTCTCGCCCGCACGCTTGGCCCGCACCGCCACCGCGCTGATCACGTCGGCAAGGGCGGGCGTTGTCGGTTCGAGTCCGCGGTACTCATGGACGCCGTGCAGCAAGTCCTGGTGGCCGATGGCGGCCCAGTCGAACCGGCCACGCGCCAACATTCGGGGGTCTTCGCTCGGCAACAGGTCCATCGGCCGGCCAGTCAGCGCCTCGGTGTCCGAACGCAGGCTCTCCGTCGCGCGGACCAACGGATGAAGGTCGCTGACGACGGCGGTGTAGGACCGCGCCATGGCGTCGCCGATCATCTGCGGCAGTTCGCCCTCGCGGACCCGGTTCAGCGCGTCTCGCAGCGGCGTCTTGGGGGCGACGCGCTGGACGATGCCGAAGTCGGGGACGACCGGCGCTGGGGAGGGGGCCGCAGCAGCAGACAGGGCCGCCGATGATGTAGCCGTCGGGGCAGGGCCGGGCGTGGGGCGTGTGGTCGCCGCAGCAGCCTCTACCGATGCGACCAGCGTGGGCGCTTCCGGCTCCACACGCGGCACGACCGGGTCGGTGAAGGCGGCGCGCACATCGGGGCTGACGGGGCGAGTGCCGAAGATTGAACGGGCGGCGCCGCCAAGCGCATCGCTGCCGCCGCTCAGGATCGCTCCGAACGCGAAACTGCCCGCCGTCTGGCCAACGTCATAGCCGTCCTGTGCGCCGGAATAGGTGTCGAGCGTCTGGGCCACAACATCGGCCGCAGCGTTCGCGCCGCCCTGGGTGAGCGCGTTCCGCCCGACCTGCGTGGCGATCTGCTGAACCCCTTGCCGGCCAACAAGAGAGCCGCCCCCACCGACCCAACTGGTCGGGTCAAGCCCGGCGCCGCCGACCTGGCCCGCGAGGAATGCTGCGAAGTCGCCGGGGTTTCTGATCGGGTCCGCTTCGGCGCGCTGGCCATACCGGGCGCGACGCTCGCGCTCGCGGTCGGCGGCAACCGTCGACAGGCGATCCTCACGACCCAGCAGGGCCGCCACCGCGCGCATCGCTATACCGCCCTCGGACCGCCCTGACAGGCCGACGCGCGCCGTGCCGCTCGGATTGTCGGCGCGGAGGAGTGCTTGAAGCGGCCCGCGACGGAAGCCGTCATCGAGGTTGTCCAGCAGGCGCCGGCCCATGCTGCGATCAGTCCCGCCGCCCACCAGCCCGCGCCGTTGCGCCTCTTCGTACAGCGCCTTCTTCTCCGGCGGCAGGATGTTCCGGCGATAGGCTTCCGCCCAGATTTCGTCCTGGCTCTGCGTCACAGCGGCGAGGCCCCCAGCGCGGCGCGCAGTTCAGCGTCCGTCATCTGAGCAGCCGGTCGGGCGGTTCCACCTGCGGACCGGGCCATCGTGTTCGCCCGTCCAGCGGTTGCCGCGCGCTCAACGTCAGCCCGTGCTGGCGGTGCGCCGGTCTGTCCGGCCGCCGTCAGCCGCGCCGCGATGTCGGCGGCGAACCGGGTGTTGCCCCGGACCTCCAGCACGTCACGCAGCACGCGCTCACCGCGCGCGCCGAAATTGCGGACGAGGTGCTCCTGATAGCCCCGGAAGCCCTCAGTGTCGTTTGCCCGGGCGAACCGCTCAAGGTCCGCCGCGAACACGACGAGGCTGGCGTTCGGTAGCGTCCGGCGGTTGCCCTCGGTCACCCCGGCGCGCTCTTGCGCCATCATGTTGGCGTCGACAAAGCCCTGGGCGGCCGGGACGCTGTTCGGTGACGCCCGCCAACGCTCGTGTGCGGCCCGCACAGAGAAGTCCGTCATGGTTGAACCGGCGGGGTCACGGCGCTGCGCATCGCGGCGGCCCTGATAGGCGTCCCACGTCGCACCGGCCCGACCGGCGTTCATGGCGGCCAGCACCTTGCGGGGGTATTCGGCGCTGCGCGGGTTGCCGCGCGACTCCACGCCTGCCAGCCACGCCTCACGAGTGATCGCGCCGGACCGGGGATCGCCGACCGACCGCAGCCAGCCGTCCACATTGCCCTCGCCCGCGTGATAGGCGGTGATCGCGAGGAAGGTGTCGCCGTTGTAGCGGGTCAGCAGTTCGCTCATGTAGGCGCGACCGATCTGCTGGTTATAGGCAACGTCGTTCAGCAGGCGGTTCTGGTCGTAGGGCAGGCCCAATTGCGCCGCCAGTCGACGGGCCGTGGCGGGCATGACCTGCATGTCGCCGTAGGCACCACCGCCTGCCGGGCCAGTGCCATCAGGGTCTTCGCTGATCAGGTTGGACCGACCCGGCGTCTCGACCTGCGACATAGCCGTGATCACCGCGTTCAGGTCGTTCTCATCCTGCACGACCGGCAGGCCCTGATCGAACCCGCGCGTGGCCATGCGCGCCCTGATCTGCTCAGCGGCGGCCTCCGGGTCGTTCAGCGGCAGGGCTCCGACATCCTCGTGGAACTGGCGAGCTTCCGCTCGGCGCTTGTACCAGGCCGAGACGGCGGCATTCCCGCCCGCGGCCCGCACATCCTCGACCGTCAAGCCGGTCCCGTCGCCAGTCAGTTCGACGCCGGCAATATCCTCGTCAACACGGCGCTGCAAATCCTGCTCGCGCTGGTTCCGCTCCGACGCGGCCTGCTGACGGCGCTGGTTGGCGAGATTGATCTCTTGGCTCACCGCCTCCTGACCGGCGTTGAAGATCAACTGGCGCTCCTGAAGGTCGCCGAGGGTCTCGTCGGTCAGGATGCCTTGCAGGCGGGCCAGCGCGGCGTCCGTGCCTTCCGTGCGCAGCCCCTCGACCGCCCACGCAGCCACAGCGCCGGCCTTGATGCGGCCGATCAGTTCGTCGCGCTTGGCGTCGACCTCTTCCGCCGACATCCCGAACGCCGGGTTGCCCTCCAGGTTCTCGAACCCGAGGGTGATCTGCATGATGTTGGCCTCGACCTGCGGGTCGGCCATCACGTCCGCCAGACTGGCGCCGGGACGGATATTCAGCGTGTCGTCGGCCAGCCGGTCGATGCGTGTCAGCAGGCCGGTCTTCGCCTCGTCCCGATCGGCGGCCGCGCGGGCATTGCGGATGACGCCGAGGTGGGCGTCGGCGCGACGGTCGAAGTCGACCGACCACTCCATCGCCAGCGGGCCCGGAACCGGACCGCCTTCGCCGACAGCCGCGCTGCGATATTCCGCGACCTTGGCCTCATATCCAGCCGGGTCCAGCAGGTGTTCGGCCCGCAGCGCGTCAAGGTCACGGTCGGCGTCGTTGGCCAGCCGGGCGAGGGTGCCCCGTTCCAGTGCGCTGTTGTACGCCTGATCGAACCCGGTGATGGCGGTCCGTTGCTGGAACTGGCCGGCCATCACGTCCTGTTCGGCGACGGCCTTGGCTTCCTGCTCCAGCGCGGGCTGCATGGCCTCGACGATCTTGCCCAGACCCTGAGCCGCCCGGTTGAAGCCGTCGGCGGCGGCCTGCTCGCCCATGCCGTAGCTGCCGGTATCGACGATGGTCGTCGCGACATCGCCGCGACCGACCGGCAGGCCCGTTCCCGAGGCGGCCATCTACTTGCCCTTGCCGTATGACGCAGCCGCCGCGAAATCGCCTGCGCTGTTCAGCACGGCGAGCGGCACGGCCCACGACGCCCCGGTGCGATAGCCCTTGCGCGCCTGCTCAGCGGCTCCGGCCCGCGTCAGTTCGGACAGCACGGCCACGCCCTCGTCGCGATAGGCGTCCTTCATGGTCCGGCGCTGGATCATCTGCCCGGTCTGCGAGTCCAGGGCGGCCCCGCGCGCTGAACGGATGGAGTCGATGTTGCCGAGCGCGGTCTGCAAATCCTCGCGCGACCGTTCGCCGATCTGCTTGCCGCGCAGCAGCGCCATGTCGCGCTCGATCTGGGCCCCGAGGGCTTGGGCCTTGTACGCGCCGCGCTGTGCGAAGCCGCCAAGGATGCCCGCCACGCCCTTGGCGGCGGATCCGGCAGCGGCCATCATGAGAAGGGGAAGGGGCATGCGGCCACGGTCGCGCTGACCGGGCTACGGCGGAATGCACCGGATGGCCTAGTTCCGCACTTCCAGCACGATGCCGTTCACGCGCCACGGCCCGGGGTACGGCCGGGTGAAGGTCGCGGTCGGCTCATACGACCAGCCGAACATCGGCTTGCCGATCTCTTCGTCCCGCAGCGGCGGGGCCTCTTCGGTGTCCTCGCCGCCTCGATAGACCGGCAGCAGGTCGCCGTTGATGGCCATGTATCGGCCCGACCAGCGGACGATCGCGCGGACGATGCGCTGCTTCCGGCGCCGGGCGCGTTCGTCGGCGGCCTCCAGCGGGTGCCAGGTCTCAGCCTCCGGCACGAAATTGAAGCCCAGTTGGATGTCGCCGTCCAGATCGGGCACGCCGAAGTCGCCATCCGCGTCCAGCGTGACCTCGCCGATGTAGGAGTCGCCCATCATCAGGCTGCAGGTCGCGCCGGCCAGCGTCGCGCACCGATAGACGAACGCCGCCGCCATCGGTCCGTCGGGCCCGTCGATCGTCTCCGTCGTCGCGGCGCCCTGAAGCGCACCAATCAGAACGTCGACACAGGCGTCCATGTAGCGGGACTGGTCGAACACCTCGAGCGAATAGACCGTGTCCTCGCCGTGCTCACGCCGGAACAGGCCCCACGCCTCGCCCTTGTGCGCGCACAGGCTCCGGCACAGGCCCGCCGTCTCCCATTTGCCCCAGCCGAACACCTCCGCGCTCTCGCTGTAATAGACGACCGGGATCGTGCCGTCGGCGTTGGCCGCATAGACGTACCGCTCCGGGTCGGTCTCGCCGCCGCTCACATAGGCCAGCGACCGCGGCGAGCTGATCAGGTGCGACGACAGCAGGCTGATGTCCGCCGTCTTCCACGACCGCCGCACGTCGCCGGTCGGGAAAATGCCGATCATCGACCCGCCGCCGTTCTCGACCGCGACCACGCCCTCGCTGATCAGCACCGGGCGGCAGGGAGAAAGGCCGTCGGGCCCGATCTGGTTCACGCCGAAACTGGTCGGCCGGATGGGGTTCGTCTCGCTCTCCGGCACATAGTAGATGCCGCGCGCCGTCCCGATCAGCAGTTGCTCGGCGCTGATCACATGACGGATGACGCCCGCCCGGGTGTCGCCCAGTTCCTCGAAGATCGCATCCGCATCGCCGACGCCGATCTGGAAATCCTGCATATCGCCGATGGCGCTGGCCAGCACGCCGAACGGAACCTCCGGCAGACGGGCCTTCCAGAACCGGTTGCGGTGCACGGCGCCGGTGGCCGCATAGCCCCGCAGCGCGCTCTCCGCCTGCTCGTCAAAGTCCAGCACGGCCGCGTTCGTCGTCGTCGACTGGGCGCCGGTCACCCGGGTCACCGTGCCGGCGCGGCCGATGATCTGCTCGCCGGTCGGAGTCGCCGCCGCGTCGTAGAAGAACGGCGTGAAGTTCGACATCAGCAGGGTCAGGTTGCCGCCGCCGATGGCCGTGATCTCGCCCTCGGTCTGGGTGTCGCGACCCTGGACGACCTCACCGACCTCGAACCCATTGGTAGAGGCGACCGGCAGGGTGATAGTCGGGTAAAGCTGTTGGATGACCGTCGCCGTCACCGTGGTCGAGTTGGTGACCGTCGTGACCGCAACCTCACGGCCTTGAATCCGCAGCCGCAGGTCATCGTGCAAGGCGTCGAAATAGGCCGCGCTCGCCGTCAGGGTGATCGAACCCGTCACGCCGCTCGGTGTCAGGCTCAGGCCGCGCGGGGCGAACCGGTAGTAGGATTGGCGCACCGACCCGCCGATGCCCGCCGGCGCCGTGTCTGCGGCCACGCTCCACACACCGGCCGTCGAGCGCGTGATCAGCGCCGTCGGCAGGTCGGGGTGCAGCACCCGCGCCTCCTTGTCGTACGGTTCGACGATCAGCGGCGTCTCGTCGTCCGTCAGCATGGCCAACGTCCAGTCGCAGTTCGTCGTGACCGTCTGCACGAGCGCCCGCGTGGCCACGTCGAAAACCTCAAGCTGGCCGTCGGTCAGCACCAGCACGAAGGCCGTGTCCTGCACGATCATCATGCACACGATGCCGTCGCCATCGACCGTCGCCACCCGCTCGGTGCCGGGCCGGGCGTCCAGAGCGCCGCTGACCAGAATGCGGACGTTGCGCGCACGCTTCAGGCTCTTGGCGCGAACGGCCAGGTCGGCGCGGAACAGGTGCTCGACACCCACCTCGCCTGTCTCGAACGACATCTGCTCGACTTGGCGCGTCGGCATCAGCGGTACGCCCGATTGTCCCACGCGCCGCGGCGGTTGCGGGCCGCGGCCAGATCCCACTCGCCCGCATCGGACGCCGTGCTGGCGCGCTGATCGCGGACCCGCGCCTTCTGCAGTTTCAGTTCGGCCAGCCGCTCGCGTTCCTTCGCCAGATCGTGCTGCTCAGCGATGCCGCCATAGAAGATCGCCTCCATGCGGTGCTGCACGGACATGGCGAAATCGGCCGGCCACTCGGACTCGTCCACGCGATAGGTGCCGACGGCGTACAGGCCGTCGTCATATTCGGTCAGGACCGCGCAGCACGCGCCCTGGGTGGTCGACCGCTCTTCCTGATCGACCCGCTGACCGTTCACGTCCTGCACATATTGCAGCGACATCAGCCCGACAGGCTTGCGCCACAACTGGACCCACGGCAGTTCCGGCGTCAGTTCGGTGAGTTGCATGGCGTTGACCCGGCGCGCGAACTTCCAGCCGTGCTGCGTCAGGTATTCCTCGACGATGCCCTCGTAGTGCTGGACCGTCAGGTTCGCGATCTCGGACCCGTCGTCGAGCGTCGTGATCTCGCCGTTGCCGGTGCGGCTGGCGGCGCTTGCGATGATGCCGAGTTTGGTGGCCATCAGGACAGCGCCGCACCCGCGCGATAGAGCCACGGGGTGACAACGGGCAGGTCAAGCGCGTCGCCGATTTCGATGAGGAGCCAGCCGATGTATTCCATGACAGCGAAGGTCGGCCAACGCGGTCAGCGCCGGAATGCACCGGATGAGGTGATGGCGCCTTCCCGGCCCTAGGCTTGGCGGAACCGGCCACGCGCGCCATACGGCGACAGTTCGGGACGCGGGAAGGACTTTGCACACCCACTATGCCAGAGGCCGCTGAATGCGAAAAGGCCCCGGCAACAAATGCGCCGGGGCCAGTCTTCTGTCGGACCGTCGAGGGGAGGGGTCAGGCCGGCAGGAGGGCTTTCAGTTTCGCGGTCGAGGCGCCGGCGAAGAACTTGATGTTGGCGGC